ACCAGGTCGCCGTCTTCGGTGATGAGCACCTCAGAATCATCGACCTCAGGCGCAGCCCAAGTCCACGAGCCGGGGCTGATCTTCCAACGACGCTGCTTGGCCCGCGGGAGAACAGACGAGCTGCCTTCGTGATAGGCGACACGGTAGTAGTTCTCGCGGTACAGCACGGCGATGTCCGAGTTGGTCAGATCGTCGCGGTAAATCTTCAGCGCAGCGAGCGCGTAGCCGGGATTCGACGGATCGTCTTCGGTGATGCACTCGGCCGGGTGTTCCGGGCGGATCAGCGGACCGCTTGAACGGTCGGCGGGATTGCGCAGCCCCACGGAAGCGTAAGCGTCAGCGAAGGTGAGCATCCATTCGAGGATCTTGGCCGAGGCCACCTTCATATCGTTCTGCTTCCACCACTTGGCGGCCACACCATCACCGTTCTCGTCGCCTGCGACAGCGGTCTTGAACGCGAGGCACTGCATACGGTACAGCGGGGCGTTGATGATGAGCTCTGCGAGGTTCAGACGAGCGAATTTGCGGATGCGCTCGAAGCCCTCATTGCTGGTGTCGTCGGGTGTGGCATACGAGGGCGGGTTGCCCTCCATCCAACCTTCAAGTTCCCGGATTCGGGGAAGTCGGTCGCCAAGTTTCTCGGACAGACGAATGATCCACCATTCATCGGTACCCGGGATCTTGGCCTTCTTTACATCGAGGGCCATACTAACTCCTTATCGGACGCGTCGCGGCACAAACATCGGTTTCTCAACCGGAGCTTTGGCCAGGTAAAGGGCACGAGCTTCGTAGGCGAGGGTTGCCCCCATCGCACCATCGATTTTCTTGACAGAGTTTTTCGTATCCTTACCAATAACAGTACCACCCCGGCGTTCCCACCGTCTGGCATTGATCATGTGACGCACCAACACCGGGTCGGGGTCGATAGGCGTCCCTGGCGCAATGCTGATCGCCTGGTGCAGACGTTCCAATGCGAGCGACATAGGAATGTCACGTTTCGTCCACCATTTGATAGCAGAGCCAGGCCCGGCCTTGACGGGCATCTTCTCGCCCCATTCACGATCCCACTTGTCGATGTAGTCTTGCCAGTGGGGAGGATCAGCGAAGAAGGCAACGACGTTGAACTTTTCGAAGCACATGTGGACAGCCGCGTCGAACCCTACGAAGTCAACGATCCAGCCTTCACCGTCGGGACCGTCAGGCTTTTCCTGAATCTTGACTTTGAACAGTGCGCCGTCGGAGATGCGGCAACCGATCAGCGCGGTGGCGTCGTTCGACACAGCACCGTCGAAGCCCAGTGCGATCTTCTCGCCTTCCTTGATCTGCTTGAGCGTCGCACCCATTACCACACCAAGGGCCGTGGCTCGTGCCATGTGCTGAGGTGTGGTCCAGCTGTTGTGCGCTTCCGTGAGGGCGTTCAGGAAGTACCGACGCGATTCCTCGGGCGTGCGTCGTGGGTCATAAAGGTCATCGATGATGCCCTGTTTCGAGTTCCAGTCGAGTGCCTCGCCGTAGGCTTCCTCTATGGCGATACCGAGGGCTTCTTCATCCTCGAAGTCAACGACATCACCCCAGCGGTGGTCGAACAGGAGCTTCGCGCGCTTGACCTTTACCTTGCGCTTCTCGCCTTCCTCCAAAGCCTTGTGAGCTTCCATGATGGCTTGCGCGTAGTGGTACGTTTCCTCAGCGACCGAATCTTCACCGGGCAGGTACATCGTCGTGGTCTCGAGTGCCCAGGGCTCAGCGGCCTTCTTACGCTTGTTGAGGTTACGGGACACGGTGTCGTACATCTGGTGAAGCTGCTTGGTGTTGTAGAGGTGGGTCTCATCGAAGACGACGAACGTCTCCTTACCACCATCCTTAGATGCAGCGCCCGAGGTCGAAGGCACGATTTCCCCGCCGAACGGCAGGTCAACCTTGGCGCGGTTCACGCGCATGCCGTAGGCCTTGAGTGCGTTTAGCGGGCCGTCCTCGAGGTTGTTGAAGACCATGTCGTAGGTGTTGCCGGTCTGACCATCTTCGGTGGCCATGATACGGACGTAGGGGTACTTGACGGGTTTGCCCATTGCTTCGCCTGGGGCGTAGGTGTAGACGTGCCCGAGGAACTCGAACGTTTCCCCGCCCTTCGCCCAGCCGGCAAAGCGACACGGCCCCAGGGCTTCGAACAGGACAAGCTCGGCAGCAACGCCTGACTTGTTGCAGCCCTTTGGGCGACTGAAGAACGCGGTGTCATGAACTCGGCGACCATTCTCGTCGAGGATGTAGCAGTCAACGATAAAGCCAGTGAACTCGTCGCCATGGACAATTGGTTCTCCTTCTACGTCACCAGGGCCCTGGACGACGAATGTCTCGATCCACCAGGTAGCGAGGAACCCCAGGGACCGAGATCGGTCAGCCCCTGGGGCTTTGATTAGCTGACGGGGCATATCTTCGACCCCTGAACCTTGCGGAGGTTGATCAGGGCTTCCATGCCGAGGTCCATGTTGGTCCGAGCTCGCTCAGTCACGTAGATGTTCTCGGGAACCCAGCCATGAAGCTTGTGAGGATCACGGCTTGAGAACATGAACTCCATGGGATCGAACTTCTCGCGATTGTCATGCCGTGTGGCCCTCAGATCAGCCATGTCGGAGACTATGAGGATGTCGTTCACGACCCTGTCTCCATCATGCGGGCGCGGCGTGCGTCGAGCGACGTGACCTGGTTGCCGGACTTGTTGCCGACTGGAGCGATTTCGGGAACTTCGATTTCCTGCTTCAGGCGGATACGGTCCTCGGGTGTGGCACCGAACTTGGCGACACGCAGGCGGACCTCAGACGCGAATTCCCAGCGTCCGTTCTTCCACATATTGTGGTGGATCAGCGCGGTGTCGAGCAGCGCGTACCAGTCGGGCTCGGACAGCATTGCTGCGGCCTGCGGCGAAGTACGCCATGACTGCCACCAGAGCACGGTCGCGGGGTGCCAATCTTCGGGCTCGCCGTGCTTGTCCTCGAGCATGCCTTCCGGCAGGGGGAAGCCGCGCAACGTGCCATCGGACTTGATCAACTGCTTGTCCGGTTCCTTGTTGCGGCGGATCGCGCGCGAATCTTTGGTGGGTCCTCTGCCGGCCATGTCGTGCTCCTTGTCAGGTAAGTGGTAAGGCAAACCGGTGTGTCACCAGCCTGCCTTACCATCATACCAGCTCTAGAACTTTGGCAGTACGGCTCGCAGGTTTGAGGTCATCATTCCCACACAGCCGAGGGCGATTGCGCGGTCGCGGTCAGCGATACTGCGGATCTCCCACATGATGCATTTCTTGCCGGCAGCGGTTGCTCGGGCTACGATGTCAGAGACAAATGCGTCCGAGGCGATCCTCTCCACGCCGATCATATCCACGTTGGCCTGGTTGATCAGGAAGTCGAGGTTGCTGGTGTGGGCGGTGTCCTGTGACAGAACGTAACCCCAGGTAGCCCAGCCCCTTGCCTTTGCGTTGCCCCATTGCCCCGAGTTGATCGGCTGCTTCCAAACGACCCTCGACGGATCGCTCACCTTGGACTGGATGAGGGGCATCAGCGTGTTCAGCTGCCATGTGCCGCCAGCCTTGGGCTCGATGAACAGCACGTGGCTGTTGGCGAACTTATCCAGCACGGGTGACAGCAGGGGAATCGGTTCACGGTTCTGCGCCGGGTTGTCCGTAGCGGAAGCCGAGTTCGTCAGTGCCTGCAGCTGGGCATAGGTCGAGGACACGATGGCGAGGCTGGTGCCAGTCATCCGGCTGGTGTCGGCGTCGTGGTGGCAGACGATTTGACCATCCGAGGTGATGTGTGTGCTGATCTCTATGGCCTTCATGCCGTAGTCGGCCGCCGATTTGTAGCTCCGCATCGTGTGCTCAGGCCAGTTGGCACCGCCCCCGCGGTGAGCGATGTAGAACGGCTGGGTCGAAAGCAAGTCCGACAAGTGCCAGTTGCCGTACTTGACCTCGACCGAGTTGACCTCCACCTCAGATACCCCATTCCACACCTTGGCGGTGAGGGGCACTTCCTTGGTGCCATCCCATACCGAAAACGGTCCTGGGGGCACGAACGGGGTTGTTGAGGCGGGGAGTCCCAACTGTACGGCCCACCCGTTGGACGCCTGGGTGTTCGGGTAAACGACCGTGACAGGGTCCGTAGCACCAGGTGTGGCCTTGTCGGCGTAACCCACGGCGATGGTCTCGAGGCTCGAGCTGCCGTTCTGTGCCACGTAGAACCACTCAGTCGCGCCCGTCATGGACGTGAAATGCGCCTCTGAGGCAGTGGTGCGTTCTACAGAGATGGTTAGGGCCAGTGTGTTTGCAGCCGCGGTGGTGATCGGATCCGCGATGTTGTTGAACGTCGAGCCCGTGGTGCTGCGCAGGCGTCCATTGCTGGGCAGAATCCAGCCAGTGTCTGCCACACCCCGGAACCACATGAGTGCGGCGCTTACCAGCGTGTTGGCGCTGACGGTAAAGGAGTAGGAACCGTCGGTGCCGACCCGCTTCTTGATGAAGATGGCAGTAGACACAGTGCCGGCCGTCTTGGAGTTGTAGACAGCGGTCCACCCGGTCGGCACGGGGAGAATCTGTCCCTGGTTCATCGCCAGAACAAGCACCATCCAGTCGCCCACGGCGATGGAACCGCTTGGGGCAATGCTGTTGGTCAAGCTCCCGTCGGTGTTCTGGAGGGTCGTGTACCCTACCCGCGTGACGGCCATCTCAGGTGGTCCTGCCAATAAGAGTCCCTGTCGGGATGTTGGCGGGGACGGGGTCCTGGGGGCCGAGGACTACGTGCGTCGGGTGAGCCTGCAAGATGGCCAACACTGCGGCCTCGTCGACTCCTGTTGGTGTGGGGATATTGTCCCCGATCATCCGCTTGACAGCGGCTACGGTCAGTTGGTTCCTTTTCTTCGCCATGATGGCCTCCTTTGTGATGTACAGCACTATTGTACCGGGGTCTGGCCAGTTGTGGTTGTCATAGGGGTCGTAGTAAAGTGACCCCTATGCAAACGACATCGAATTCCACACCAGAGGCGCACGTATCGACACGGTGGCGCAGAGCCGTCAGAGATGGGTACAGACCTGCTCCTGCACGCGCTGGAACGATCATACGGGCGCACGACGACGGCGACTACAGCGCTCTGCTGCGGGCGATCAAGCAGCGGACGGTCTACTTCGACGGACACTGGCTCTGGTCTGGCTGGGTTAGGGCCGATGGCTCTGCGTGGGTACAGCTCAGGGCGAAAGCGGTACGGGTCAGGCGTCTCGTCTCTGAAGCATACATCGGCGGACGTCTAGACTCGCGTGACAAGATCTTCGCGACTTGTAGTCAAACAGAGTGCGTCAATCCGGAACATCTGGAGATCCGAATATTCACACGTTGAATAATGGTCTGGCCATCTGTTGACCAAGGGACAACTTCTGGTGTCCGTGGAAGTTTCGCAGACTCGTACACAATGCGAGCACCC